TCACCGACTGCTAAGTTAATTACTTAACTACCGAGACACAATGACTAATAGTCATTGTGTCTTTTTTTATGCCCGACCATTGTGTTGGGCTTTTTTATGTGCTATACTGAGTCAACATTGGAGAAGAATTATGGCGATGACACCCGAAGGCAAAGTAAAAGCTAAAGTTAAAAAGACTTTAGACATGATGGGGGCGTATTACTTTATGCCTACTACTGGTGGGTATGGGCGTAGTGGAATCCCCGATATCGTGGGATGCCTAAATGGTTTATTCTTTGCGATTGAATGTAAAGGTAAAGGCGGCACTACAACTGCATTGCAGAATAGAGAGCTTGCGAAAATACATCTCGCTGGCGGCAAGCCTTTAGTTATCAACGAGTCCAACGTGGAAGGCCTAGAGACATTGTTGCTACGCAAACAATGACCGTTCCCAAGAAGAAACCATAGAGTTTCGTGGTAGGCCAAAATTACAAATAGTTTTAACAGGAGAAAATAAATGGAACAACTGAAATATTCAACTAAGGCGATTCCCTTACGCCCTTGCACAGACCCTAAGTTCAAGTATCGTAATTCAGCTAATACTGATGTGCGAATAACATGGCGCAAAGCAAGACTGCTTATATTGCTGACCAAGGGGATGGCGTATGAAAGCCGTACTTGAGTTTACTTACCCACACGACGAGGACAAACTTAAGCATGCACTAAAAGGCGAAAGTTATCACCTAGCCCTGCTCGAGATTGATAGAGTACTCGCGTACCCACAACAGTATGGCGATCGGTTTGACATGCTTGAACGAATTAAATTCATTCTAGAAGGGGTGCTAGAAGAATGACGGATGCAGAGAAGAAAGCACTCAAGGCCGCCCATAACAAAAAGTATCGTGACGCCAATAAAGAACTAATAGCCGCCAACCAAAAGAAATATCGTGAGGCTAATAAAGAACTTGTGCGAGAACGCAAACGCGCTTATCGAGAAGCTAATAAAGAACGCATAGCCGCAAAGAAAGCCGCAGATGCAAAAACTGAACGTGGGCGTGAGTTAGACAAAATTAGAGGAGAACGATACCGAACCACACACGCTGAACGAGTACGCGAACTGCATCAAAAGTCTAGGGATAAACGTGCGCCAATAGCAAAAGAGGAAGCCAAGCAAAAGCGAGTTGAACTAAGGGATAGCTACGTAGCGCAAATTCTCCGTATGCCAACTAATTTAGTACCGCCTGAGATTATTGAGGCCGAGCGTATTCGGCTAAAGATTAAGCGCAAGGTGCAAGAGTTAGATAACGATCGCACTGAGAAAAAGTGTAGTACCTGCAGAGAGTACAAACCGCTAATTTCATTTGGCAGAAACCATGGAACTAAAGATGGTCGTTCGTATGAATGTCGATTGTGTAACAGAGAGAGAAAAAGGAGGGATGCATTATTAAAGGGTCTTACATTTAATCCAAGGAACAGAGATGAGTTTGGGCGTAGAAGGAAGCATACACCCGAGGAATTAAAAGCCACTAAAAACGCTCGCGCTCGAGAAGTATACGCACGTAATAAACAAAGGAAAAACTATGAAGCACATAAGTGAATTGTCAACAGAACTGTCCGCACTATATGAAGGACTTAAAAACGGCACCATTGAAGTAAAGGTTGCCGCTGAGATGAATAACACTGCGGGTAAGATTATCCACGCACAACGAGTGCAGTTGGAATATGCCGCGCTACGTAAAGAAGAGCCGGACATTGCGTTCATGAAGACCAAAGCTAAACCAAAGGCAAAGGTGGAAGCATGACACCCGAAGATAGCATTACTGTTGAAGGTATTACCGAAGACTATGTTTGGTATCAGGCAAAGCTACTGACACAGAAGATGGGCCAGTGGAACGCTGACTTTGAAAAGCTTGTCGGTGTAATGGAGTCACGACATAAAGAACATTTAAGAATGTTGGATACGGCCATGCATGAGAACCGCATATTAAAACTGCGGATGAAGGAAAAAGAAAATGGCAAAACTGAGTGAAACAACTGCACGAACAACCATTGGCATGATGCGTTCAATTGCTAGTCACGTACCAATTAGTCCATTTCATTTAGCCGCCGCAGATGATATGGAAAGTTTATTAAATGAGGTATTGGAATACAGAAAGGGAAAAAATGTTAAACCAACTAAACGTGTGGGAAAAGGCAATGAGTTGGCGAAAGCGGCAGATGGTGCAGGCAAACCTTGACCCTGATTGCAAATACGAACGCGACATGCGCAACCGAACACTAGAAGAAGTAGCCCGTGAGTTTGAAAAAATGAAAGTTTTTGAAGCGGACACTATGGCAAGCATTGCTGTACATATCAGGAACATGAAAGCATGAATGGTTTTGTTAGACGTCAGTTGGATATCGGTAGCAAGCAACCATTCCATAAATATAAAGAGTGCTCGCAGTGCAATGAAATGAAACCGCCTGAGGGTGGCGTTCAGATGAGCCACACCAAATGGCACTGCGTAGTATGTTGGTCTAACAGAGTAACAAGGAGGAACCTAAACAATGCCAAGGCCGAAACCGCCTGAGCCCCTGATAGGGAGACAGGTACGTATGTCAGATAGACATTGGATTATTTTTAATCAGCTTGGTGGTGCAGAGTGGTTACGACAAATGATTGTCAAGAAAACACCAATGCCCAAGAAATACTATGACGAGTTATTAAAGGAGAAGGAGGGTGCAAAATGAAATGCCCGAAGTGCAATGTAACCAAGTCGACAGTGAGAGAGACTCGGAAGGTGGAGGAAGATGTATACCGATACCGAATCTGCCTAGGGTGCGGAAACAACTACAAGTCAGTGGAAAGACTATTCGAAGGAGTAATCCCAAGAGACAGGTCGAGTGGTCAGAATGGTGGCCTTTCGAGAGAGCACAGGGGCAATGGTTGATAGCCCTTAATAAACGCCAACCAAAACAAATAGCATCGACAGAATACGAAGATGCAACTTTTTAAATTCAAGGAAAATCAAATGGCTAAAAAGCTAACACGTGCAGAGAAGATTCGTCGCTACATTCGTGACAACCCGACAGCGAAGACTGTGGATATTGCGGCTCATTTTGAGACGCGATACCAAAACGTCTATGCAGTTCGTCGTAAGATGGAGACGCCAATGATAGCAAAGGCAAAGAAAAGTAATTGGGAACAGTTGAGTTTGTTTAAGTCTGACAAATCTATTATGCCGCACACACAACGATTGGTGGAATTGACTGGTGCAATAGCCGACAACATTAAGCGTAACCAAGCTATGCAAGTAGAAATGTTTGAGCCTAAGTCCGACACTGTTAATCACCCTGCCCACTACAAGGTAGGCGGCATTGAGACTATCGACTTCATCGAAGCTAAGAACCTAGGGTACAACCTTGGTAACGTGGTCAAGTACATCACACGTGCCGACCACAAAGGCAACAAGTTGGAAGACTTACGCAAAGCTCAGTGGTATTTGACACGCGCCATTGAGACTGCCAAGTAATCTAATTGGAAACCAAATGAACATAATCACCATCGACTTTGAAACGTACTACGATCAGCAATTCAGTCTGACTAAGATAACAACAGAGGAATACATTCGTGACGAGCGTTTTGAAGCGATCGGTGTTTGTGTCAAGGTAAACGACGAACCGACTGAATGGTTTAGCGGGACACGCGAACAAACAAAAGCGTGGCTCGATAGCTTTAACATGCCGGAGAGTTTCGTGGTAGCCCACAATATGATGTTTGATGGAGCTATCTTAGCGTGGCACTTCGACATCCATCCTAAGGTGCTTGGTGATACGCTAGCAATGGCACGTGCAGTCGATGGCACGGAGGTTGGCAACAGTCTTGCAAAGCTAGCACTACGCTATGGGTTAGGGGCTAAAGGTACAGAGGTGCTTAATGCGTTGGGCAAGAACCGACGTAGCTTTACCCCTGACGAGCTAGACCGCTATGGAGACTACTGCAAGAACGACGTTGAGATAACCTATCAACTGTTTAACATTCTTCTTGCAAACTTCAAAAAGAAAGAACTGAAGCTTATCGATCTGACTCTGCGTATGTTCACGGCACCAGTGCTTGAGCTAAACCTCCCGCTACTTGAGCAACACCTGATTGATGTGGTATCCAAGAAGGAACAGCTCATAGCCGACGCCAGCGCCGATCGCGAAGTACTTATGTCGAACGAGAAGTTTGCAACTAGACTGCGTGAGTTTGGTGTTGAGCCTCCTATGAAGATCAGCCTGACGACAGGCAAACTTGCACTTGCTATGGCTAAGAGTGATGCAGGGTTTAAAGAATTAGCTGACCACCCTGACGAGCGAGTGCAAGCACTGGTGGCGGCACGACTAGGTACTAAGAGTACGCTAGAAGAGACAAGGACTCAGAGATTTATTGATATCTCTAAGCGCGGCAAATTACCCGTCCCGCTACGCTACTATGCGGCACACACAGGTAGATGGGGCGGAGACGACAAGCTAAACCTTCAGAACATACCTCGCAAGTCACCTCTTAAGACCTCGATCATTCCGCCTAAAGGCTACGTGCTGATTGACTCCGACTCCTCACAGATTGAGGCGCGGGTATTGGCGTGGCTATCAGGGCAGAACGATTTGGTCAAAGCGTTTGAGATGGGCGAGGACGTTTATAAGATGATGGCATCCTCCATATACAACAAACGGATAGATCAGATTACCGACGAAGAACGCTTTGTTGGAAAGACTACGATTCTTGGCGCAGGGTATGGCATGGGTGCTGTTAAGTTTCAGCTTCAGCTAAAGACATTTAATGTAGATTTGGGTCAAGACTTTTGTAGACACGTTCTTAAATCGTATCGCTCAGAGTTTTCCCACATACCTGCATTGTGGGATGAGGGACATAAATCACTTGATGCTTTGTCCTCAGAAAAGCTGGTCACTACTACGTTCGGTATCCAACCACAAGCAGTGAGTATTCTCCCCGGAATCGGCTACGATTTGCCTAGCGGTTTGCCTCTGAAATACATGGATTTACGTGCTACAGAAGTTGACGAAAGAGGCCGTCCGCAGTATATTTATTCGACACGCAAAGGCCCAGTTCGTATCTATGGCGGTAAGGTTGTTGAGAACCTTTGCCAAGCTCTTGCTAGGTGTGTAATCGGTGAGCAGATGCTACGGATTGCCAAGCGTTACAAGGTTGTGCTGACTGTCCATGATGCTGTTGCTTGCGTAGTACCGATAGAAGAAAAAGAAGTGGCAGCAGCTTACGTTCAAGAATGTATGCGTTGGCGTCCTGAGTGGGCGCAGACCTTGCCGCTTAACTGCGAAGTTAAGTATGGTGATAGCTACGGCACTACAACAAAATTTAAAGGGTGAGCATGTACACGTGGTCGTATTCAAGTATTTCATTGTTCCAACAATGCCCCCGCAAGTACCACCGCATGCGTGTGGTTAAGGATATTGTCGAGCCGCCGCAAGAGCACCTCATGTATGGTAGCGCCGTACACAAAGTAGCTGAAGAATACATCAGAGACGACACGCCCATCCCTGAGAAGTACGCATACATTAAACCTCAGATCGACCCTATTAAGGAACTTCCCGGGGAAAAGTTGTGCGAGCATGAGATGGGGCTGACACGGAACTTAGAGCCTTGTGGGTTCAGAGATAAAGATGTTTGGTTTCGCGGTATCGCAGACGTACTTGTAATCAATGGCGACAAAGCCCGTATTGTAGATTGGAAGACAAGCAAGTCTAGCAAGTACGCCGATAAGAAACAACTTGAGCTTCTGTCATTGCTTACGTTCAAACATTTTCCCGCAGTCCAATCAATTAAAGCCGGACTAATTTTCTTGGTTGTTCAAGACTTAGTGCCAGCTTCTTTCAAGACTGAAGACCAAGGCGAAGCATGGCTAAAGTGGTTGGCTGAAACTAACCGACTCGATGCCGCTTACGCAACCGATGTATGGAATCCCAAGCCCAACTTTACG